CTGGCATCGCTTATATACAGGAAACGTATCCAATACAAGTTCTGGGTCTGGCTGCTGGTCCACAACGCAGGCTGATTTCCATCAATCCAGTGTTTGTAGTCGGTCCCTGATCCAATGGCAATGTGGAACCAATCTTCATCCACTGGCACATCCAGAGTGAGACTGCCTTGAATCCACAGCTTGCCAGTCCAGTTTGTTGTGTAAACGCTCCAGGTATTGGTGCCACTTGCTTCTCCTGTTTGGCTGGTTGCGGGCAAGGCACCTGTTACCCACAGTGTATCGTTATACCAGTTAACCGGCGTGGGTGTGAAGTTTGTTATCTCAGTTGCTGGTATCAACTCCCGTGTCGTACCTGCAAACAATTCCACAGCCACGTCAATGTCTTGGAACTGATCACTGTAGAGAAACTTGGTGGAATTGCTGTTGGTGTCGGTACGTATCACATTGATGTTATAGAAGCCCAGAGGTAGGTATTCCACATCGCTGGCAGTCAACAGCATGGTCGCCTTGCCATGTGCCATGTCGGTTATGTCACACTGCTTGACCAAACTGGTTTGACCAGTTTCCACACTGACCATCTGTGCGCTGAGACTGACATTGGCCAAGTTGACCGGGCGACGGTCCACTGATTTGACAAGCATTTGCAAGGTGTTGTCCACACCTTTGTATATTTTTTGATTATATTGGGTCATGGGCCACGTTTGATTTGAAGAACTCGTGCCATCCCACGTCCAATACATCTGCTGTTGATATGAAAATAGTGTGATAGTGGTCATGGATTTGCAAGATTTCTTTCCAGTTGGAACAATAAGTATTTAGTTCACTATCAACTCAGGAATCCACGCACATGACCCCACAAGAACTCAGTGAGTTACAACAAAAATACCCCTTTCTCAGCGTGGTGGAATATCTCAACAACGAGCACCTGGGTATCATTCAACATGCAGACAGCCTTTTTATCAACATCTATGCATGGGATGGCAACTGGACAAGCGACCGCAAGCAGCGATTCTTGGCCAGTGGGGAAACTTGGTGGTGGGAAAGCAACCGCAACATTCCCATCAACTTGTTTTTGGGCCGACAATTTGCAGAGTTCAAACCCATGCTGAAAACATTCGCCAGCAAAGAAAGCACGCTGGTATTGGGGCCAGCAGTGAATCTTCGCGACATGCTCAATAAACGCGTCAAAAGGCGCACCATCACGTTGGTCAGGTCACCTTAGAAAGGATCTTCGTCACCCAATTGTGCCACAGAGACTTTAATTCGCACTGATTTGCCATCTTTACTGAGTTTTGGAGCCTTTTGCTGGGTTTTCTCACGCTGATAATAAGTTTCTTCTTTCTCCGACCACTTCTGCCAGTTTGAAACTCCACCCCAACCCCACATCTGCGCATCGTTGATATCTCCCATACGCAACACTGCGTAAAAATTATCTCGTTTGGGATTGGGCACCAGCTTGAGGTTCCAGTTTCCACCCAGATAGTTCAGGCTCTTGACCAAAATGTCCAGGTCCTGGTTGCTGCACTTGGGATTTCTAAACAGCCAAGTGTCCCCATGGAATCTCTGACGCCAGCGGCGATCCAGCGTGCTTTCTTCCATAGGCTCAAGGTTGTGAGTTGCTTCAGCCGTTACCACTGAAATATTCAACCCAAACAGATCCCGCCGAAACTTGATATCAACTGTCATGTGTGCCTCTTGCTTGTGCTATCAGCTTACTATGGATTAGCTAGCTCGTCAAGTAGTATTTGTGCGTGAACTTTCACTAACATTGCGTACCCATATGAGTGCGATTTTTTGAACACGAACTTGTCGTCGGTCTGTTGCCAAATTTCCGTGGCAATGCTGGCAAACCCCTGTTGTATGCACCTGCTGATGAGATGAGTCTTTCCAGGCCGTATCAACGCCAGGGTCATTGCCAGGTCAGGAATGCTGCGTGGCTTGAGCTGGGCTACCATGTGGGAATGATTGTGCAAGTGTATCAGGAGGCTGACAAATTCCGCATGTGCCAAAAGATCCCAATTGAACTCAGCATTGACAAGTGCCACAAGGTGAGCTTCGTTGCGCACCTTTTCATAAACATGCACATTTAGAACGTCAATCTTGAAGAACCCCAGTTGCTCTGCCTGCTTGTAGGGCACTGAGCACAGACCCGTGACAGGGTCTTGCGGCACAGTGTGGAAATACACACCAGTGTTGTGCTTGTCCAAACGATCCTTGCGATTGTGCAAGCTGGCAGCTACATAACTAACGCCCGCGAGGGCGTGATCTCTTGAAGCACAGTCAATGTCAATGTCAAATTCAACTTGCATCAAACCTGCTTTGCATCTGTCGCATCTGTGTAATCAGTCTCTGATGTTGCCCCTGCATCTCACGATGGTCCTGCTGCATCCGACGCATCATGTCATGCAGCTTGCGGTTCTCATCATATAAACTTTGGAAGATAGCACGCACTGGCACTTCAAATTTTGTGCCGTTCTCCAGGGTCACCGTGTGCCAAGACCCTGAAGTCTCCATGGTTGCCGACTTATCAGGTAATGCCAAGGGTTCGTTTGGGTTGTCATCTCCATATTGACTACGTAAGTCGCTCATTGTCTATACTCCTGCTTGTGTCAGCATGCTCTTGACAAAGTCAGCATCCTGTTGGTTGTTCTTGAACTTCATGCTCCACACATGAGCAGGCGCCCAGTTCTGTATCATACTGACCTGCTCAGGGGTGCATCGTTGCAAGAAATCCACCACTGTTTGTGCATTATACAACACCCAGGGGCTGATGCGACCGTTGCAGATTGCCATGGTGCCCACATTGGTATTTACCTGCAAAAAAAACTCTGACCAAGGCATGTTATTTGATTGTGCCCATTCAGCCAGCCACTCTATGGTTCGGGTCAGTGCTTGTTCGCAACTTTCGTTGAGCACAACGTCTCTCACATAGAGCTGATACAGACTCTCCTGGCACCACCTGTCCACGGGAATGTTGTTGCGTATCACATAGTCGATAAACGCACGCGGATTGACAGAATCAATCTCAATAATGTGTTGAGCAAACTTGCTAAACGCACCATAGAATGTGCTCTGTATGAAATCCTCCTGGGTTACCTTTTTGTGATTTCGCATGCCGCTGAGTTCATGGAAACGATTCCAGGATTGAAACGCCAGTCTGCCTTGTGATGTGTCGCGATTCATCCATCTGCGTTTCTTTTCGCAACTGTGATTATACCAGGTGTTTTCACGGGCAAATCCCCGCTTGCAAAATTCACAAACAAATGTCATCGGTCAGCCAATACCTTGAGCATTTCTCGGGTGTCTTTTTCCTTGACATCGTTGGCATATGCCAATTGATCCAGCTGATCGACTGTGATGTTCAGATACATGAGGTCCAACTCTGTGCTGTTACATTGTGGATATAGTTCAGCCAAAAACTTCACCACAGAGTTCTGACCGCCGCGCTTGCCCTTGGGCACCGGAATCCAGGGTCTATACTGTTTGCCTGTGATACCGGCGCAACACAGCAGCTTGTGTTGTAGTTCAGGATGTTTGTTCAAGTCCTTGAATCCCACGTTCACAAGATCATTTGTTGCCATGATAGCAAACATCTGATTGGGATCCCTGTTGGCCAGGCTGCTCATGTAGCGCATGATCACGAACGGACTGTAGGCTTTGCGTTCCTCATCCGTTAGCTTTTCATAAAAGTCCAGGTGTTGTCGATCAATGCTGGACAACACAGTCTTCATGTCCAATTTGTATGCGGCTGGTGCTTTGCTCATAGTCAAGTATATACGTGGTGTGATGTATTTTCAACACATCTGGCTGACAATAAATATCACATGGGCAGACCCGTCAATCATCGCTACATTGGAAATGGCAGTGTTCTCAATTATCCGGTGTTGCGGCCTATTGTGCAGCTACAGGGAGTCCAAGGCACAGCCTGGATGTTGCGCCAAACTGGCAGCAACAAATTCCTTTGTTGGCAAATCAGCACAGGTTATACTGGGATATGCGAGTTTGTCAATGGCATTGTGCAAAATAACCAAATGACCCTGAGTTATCACAACATCGACAGCACAATCATCGGGCGGGTTGCTCGACTGACAAACTTGCTGGTGAGAGATTTCCACGGTGGCAGTTTGCCTTGGACCCTGCACAGTGCCAGGCTGGCCCTGGATACACTGAATTGTGTTTATATTAGCGATAACAGTCAGGAACCATAAATAAATGCAAACACATTATGCGGAAACCACCGCGTAGCCTGAAAAAGGCAAAGGAGAAACAAATGGGACGCCCGATTAAAAAGAGTAAAATTGGCAATCCAACTGCCAGCGGCAAGCAAAT